ATTCACTTTAGAATTGGCATGGCCAGCAAGCATATCACGGAGAGATTGCAAGAAGTTGATTGCATCTCTAGCACCAGAAACACCACGATTCAGAACTTCGTCTTCAATGTGTTCTAGGTGAAGGTTAGCACCTTCTTTTTTTGATTCGGTTAAAAATTGTGTGAATTTCATTTTAGTATATTTTTAAAAATGGGCCGTTTTTGCCACCAAATTCTTTTTTGGCGCCATAGTATAAAGTTTTCAACCAATCTTCCATCATTCCTTTTTTCTCAATTAAAACCCATGTGTATGCCCAACGGAGACCAATTAATTTTGATGAGAACCTACCAGCAGAACTTCTTGTTTTATCTTCAGATAGAATTGCATTACGTATAACTTCTTCTGCACCAGAAGTTTCTTTACCATTCATACGAACTTTTAATTGGCCAAGGTCAATTGGTTGTCCTGCAATTTTAAAATTCATCAGATTTTCAATATATTTAACCCAGTATTTAATGTTAGCATCAGTCCATTGGCCTGGTGCATCAATGTTCGGGTCTTTAGAAGCAGAAGCAGGTCTAGGTAATCCAGCTTTACGTAAGAATGTATCAAGTGCTTCAGAAGATACTTTACCTAACTTGGCACCACCTGAACGACCTTTTGGTGTCAAATCAGTTTGTACCAAATTACGAGCAACTGAATATTGGAAATTTCTTGCTTGACCGTGGATTTCTTCATCACCCACTCTAAAGTCAAATGCAAACTCACCTGTATCAAACTCAAAATCATTTTTATGACCAAAGTCCAAAATACATTTGACAGAACCAGGAACAACTTTAATGTCCAATTTAGGACCTTTACCACCAGCATTAGCAGGTTCAACTTTAGCTGTTGATGTACTCTTTTTAATTGCTTTAAGTGATACTGGTAACATATCTAAATTAGACATTAAACCACGCATATAATCATTTAGAGCCAAAAGATTTGTTTCTTTATCAGCGCCTTTAGTCAACTCAACCAATCGTTTTTGTATGTCATTTTTTTTGTTCTTTTTAACCATGTATATGTCAGCAGGATCCCAACGGTCTTTAACACTTACACCACAATTAGATTTAGCTATACGTTCAATAAATGGCATGAATCCATCATCACGGGAATATTCATAACCCTTACTGCTTCCAATATATGCTTTCAATGCCGCAGCTTGTTTTTCATAAGATTCCATCCATTCATTATTGACATTTGGATAAACCTTCTTAACAGCTTTAGATAGAGTGGAAAAATCTCTCACATTTTTTTCAATGTATAGTTCAAAATACACTCTTGAGCCATTTTCCTGTTTTGCAGTTTCGATTGCGTTGCCAGCCATTTAAATACTCCGATGTTTAATGGAGTATTTATCCTACCAGAATTACCGAATTATGTCAAGCACTTTATCACCAGTCCAGACTTCTTGTTCTGTACGAATACGGCCTTCTGTTTTCAAAGTATCAAATCGATTGATAGCCTTCTTACGCCACCACTCTGTAATATTGGCCAGATTATGTTTCTCATAGTTCTCACCTGGAATTAACTTGTCAGTCTTTCCATTTACAAAATCAACCATGTTCTTAAAACCATAGTCTGAAATGAAGTAACGTTTCTGTTCATTCAGATTCTTGGCATTCTCAATCGTCTGTGCAAACTTGGCAGCTTCTGGTGTGCCTTTGAGTGTCGTTTTAATGATACTGACCATTGTATTGGAGATTTTCAGTTTACGTGATGACGCACCTTCTGGTGCCAATGGTTCACCGATAATACCTTCTATGTAATCTTTCAGGTCAGTATATGTTTTACCATGTAACATTGGCAAGAAATCAGAATCAGTTAAACCTTTGAAACGAATCAGAGGTTTCATGCCATCATATTGTGATACTGCCTTTGAAGAGCCATACAAACTGGTTGTTTCAAATAGACAGGTGGTCATCTTATACTTTTCATCCAACATTCTACGGACTTCATGTGAGGTACAGATGGCTGCAAGTAATTTACCACCAAGGTAATTAAAACCAAATGGTTGTGCAGGTACAATTACAAAACCCATAGCGGCACATTGATTAAACAATTGAGCACCGCCTTCATGTTGTGTGAATACTTGACCAAGCATTTCATTACGAGGTTTACAATTGATAACAGGAGAACCAAGACGAATGAAACCGACCCACTTCTGTGACTTCTTTTCAAATACAGCCAAACGTAAACAACGACCAGGAATACTGGTCATGTTTGAGTGACTCGAAATCATGTTAAGATAAATGTCCCATCTATCTTGTGGTAACTCCATAATTTCAAATTCCATATCAGCAGGTGACATGGTAAAATCAGAAAACAAATCTTCTTCTGGTCCCATGCCAGGCAAAGTAAATGGTCTTTCGGCCATTGAGTTTAGTTTTTGTTCACGCATGTATTCATCAATTCGACCAAACTTATCAAAGTAGTCTGAGAATACATTTGCACAATGTACGGCTTGTTCTTTAGTTAATGTCATACTTTAAGTCCACCAAAATTCTTACTGAATTTCTTCTCACGGTTTCCAAATGTATTCAAAGGTTTATCTTCAACTTGACCTGCATCAACAATATCTGCCTGTGCTGAATCTTCTGCATCATACAAACGCATTTTAGCACGGTCAACACCAACAACGAATCGTTTGAAGTTGTTAGGGTCAGAATATCGATTCTTTAATTGTTTTACCAAGATTTGGTTTAATTGTTGCAGTTCTTCATTAGTCACCAATGCAAACATAAAGTCAGCAGTTGCAGGCAGACCAAATGATTCTGAAGTATCTTCAAGGCCTGGATCCGAATTACTGAAACCACTACGAGTTGTTTGTGTCGCAGAAACAATTGGTACATTGTGTTCGACAGCCAAACCACGCAGTTCTTCAGCAATAGACTTGATGTAAGTATAAGAGTTAACAGAACCACCTGCCTTGATACGTGAAGATGCACAAATGTTCAGATAATCAATAAAGATGATATCTGGTATAAAGTTCTTCTTCAGATGCAATTCACTTAGCAATGCTCTGAAATGTAGAGCAGAAGCACTGGCAGTTGGATATTCTTTGATAATCAATTTGCCATGAGCCTTGTTCTGTAATGCCTTAAACTTACGTTCATAATCTTCTTTGCTGATTGTGTGAAGTTCATTCAAATCAATATTTAGCAAATTAGCATCGATACGTTCCGCAATACGTTCTTCGGCCATTTCCATTGTGATATACAAAACATTATGGCCTTGTGATAAACAACCAGCGGCAACGTGACACATGAACAATGATTTACCAACACCAGTACCAGCAAGTGCAATGTTCAAGGTTTTTGTTGGTAGACCGCCTTTTGTAATCTTATTGAAGATATCAAGGTCAAACTTGATACGAGATTCTACTTTGTGGTAGAAGTCGAAACGAGAATCATAATCTGCCATGTAATCATGGCCAATGTGTTGGTCAAATGAGACACCAAGAGCATCACTCAACAGTTTTGGAATCTCACCTTTTGGTTTATCTGAATGTTTGTCATCAAGGATTGATACTGATTCCATAATGGCATTGTAGATGGCTTTGTCTTGGCAGAACTTCTCAGTCTGCTCAATCAACCACTTACTCTCAACCTTTTCTTCTTTACTCGAATGTAATTCTTTCAGAAGTTCAATTGATTGTCTTACTTCAGGTTCAGTTAAATGTTTACTCTCGGTGAAATTAATGATGAGAGATTCATGTGTTGGTAGGTTTTTGTATTTGTTTACAAACTCAAAGATTTCTTTGAATACTACCTTCTCTGTGTTGTCGGCAAAGTAATCCGACTTAATGAATGGCAAAACTTTACGGGTAAAGTCCTCATTGTATATCAGATTCTTCAGTATCGTTTGTTCTAGTCGATTCATTTTGTATAATAATTTCTGTAAGTATGTCACCTATGATTGTAACAAAATTATCATCATTTTGCAAGGTCTCTTTGTCATGTTGACCTGAATAATAAATGTTATAGTTAAACTGAAGAACCGGTATAGCCGATTCAGGTTTCAGTTTAACCATACCATAGGAATAAACCACACCGGTGTAGGTACCCGATGTGATTTCTACCAAAGTGCAATCTTCTGTCTCACTTTGTGAGAACCGATACTCAACTTTCTTCGGTTTCTTCGACCACGGGAGTTTCTCCCATAATGCTGCCATAAGCGATTTCATATTTGTGTTTAATGAATTGTTTAAATTTTTCATCTTTCAAAATTGGTTCCATGAATTCTGATGATGTAGTATCAGCAATTCGTTTCTTGTCACCAACTTCACCAGTTGTCTGGTCTACTTTTGCATACCAACCATTGGCAGGTTTAACCACATGTCCGGATTCAATAGCAAGGTCAAGCAAGCCAGAGTAACGGCTGATACCGCCGTCAAAAGATACAGAGATAGGAATTTTAGATTTTTCTTTGACATAACGTGATTTTTCGACATTGATAATAAAATGGTAACCAACAATTTCAGTACCTTCTTTGTCTTGTTGACGACCGAGAATATAAATGTTGTCAGCAGAGTAATACGAACCTGTACCACCACCAACAATATCTTTAGGGAACATTCCAATTTCTTTGTATGTGTGATTCACAACAATCATAGGAATATCTTTAATGGTCAAGTGTGGTGTTACCATACGGAACAAACTCTTAACCTGTTTTGCTCTAGACATATCTGCAACTGATTTGCCTTCAAGAGCATCTTCAACTTCTTTCTTTGAAGCCAAATTACCGATTGAATCAAGGATAACCATAAGCTTATCACCACGTTCAATGTTTTCAAACTGTTGCATGATATCAAACTTCAACTGTTCAATATTGGTCAATGGTGTATGTAACACACGATCCATATCAATACCAAATGTTTCAAAGTATTTTACTGGTGTACCAAACTCTGAATCATAGAACAATAGAATTGCTTCTGGATATTTGTCCATATAAGATTTAGCCATCAACAAACTAAACGCTGTCTTAAAGTGTTTAGATGGGCCTGCCCACATTGTAAGACCTGGTGTAATACCACCATCTAACCGACCAGATAGTGCAACGTTAATCATTGGCACGGCAGTCGGAATCATATCTTTATCAGTAAAGAACTTTGACTTAGATAGAATTGCACTATCTTTAATTGTCGAATTCTTCTTCAATTTCTCAAGTAAACTCATTTTAACCTCTTTTTAAAAAAAACTCTCTAAGGAATTCTGTTGTTCTGTTGACCAATTCATGCAATCTAAAATCACTTTAATTGGTTCAAGGAATGCCTTATTGAATTGTGTATCATAATCAATAAACTCTTGCAAGCCAAACTCCACTGGCAATCTATTTGGGTATGAAATAACCGTATCTTTCATGGGATTTGGTTGTTTCAAATATGTGAATTTAATCTTCTCACCTTCCTGAATCAATGGATACTTTTTATCAAGTTTCATTGCTTTCAGTTTGGTATTATACAGAATGGCACCCTTCACATGAATAGGTGTTCCCTTCTTATATAGAGTCACATTATCAGAATACTCTTTCAACCCATTCAGACCACGAGGGAAAGAAATATCTTCAGCCGGCAACTGTTTAAATTCACTTTTGAAATCTTCAATGAATTTATGAATATCGGATTCGGTGCCGTTAATCATAATGTCAATTGATTTTTTCATCTTCTCACGGATGGCAGCAGGCGTAGATGACTTAATCATTTCAAGGCCCATGACTTTCATCTTAGGTTCTTTATACTGCACACCTTCATTATTAAATACGTTCAGAATGTAACGCTTCTTGGCAGTC